CGGATTTTATCCTCGTTCTTTATGGACTTTTCGTCTTTTGACAAAACGGCCACCATTGGTGATGGTGGCCCTGCGAAGGCTATTTCGGCCCTCGCAACCGACCACCCCTACTTCTTTGTGGGGGGGGTGGTCGTTCTCAGCCCCCTTCTTGAGGAAGCTATCAAGGCTTACGCCCCCAAAACGGGCGCTGCCATGATTACGGCTGAGACGCTGCTCAACGTCTCGCGAGGTGCGAATGTTTGGCCTTCCTTGGCCATGCATGTCTTTACCCTTAATCGCGTTGGCTACTGGGGCAATGTGCTTATTCACATGTCCTACAATGCTGCGGTTTTGGGCATGGCCTGGTCTGCTGACCGGGCCCTCGCGACCACCGTGCCCGGTGGGCCGGCGCCCGGCCAGATGCCGCGGTGGCTTATGGTTACGGGCGGCGTCGTCGTTGGCGGCATGGCGCTCTATGAACTCTGGCGCCGCATGCGGTCCACCGGGCTCCGCCTGGCCTGCAGTGTGCTCGACTGGTTTTCCGTGCGCCCCGCCATCGATGAGGCTACGGTGCGCATGGCCGTTCGCGACGCTCCGAGCGTCAGCGTGCCGCGCCCCAGCAACCACACTCACCCCGACGCCGCCCGACAGCGTTCGGCGGCACTGTCCACGATTGTCGCCATGGTTCAGGCGGCCGGTTATCGGCCCTACATGGTCCAACGCTCGTCTACTGACGTGGCGGCCGCCCGCGGTGGTTCGCGCGAGTGGTATTGGGCCAAGGACGTGTGCGTGCCTCGCACGGCTTTTGAGCCCCTGGCCCGAGACGCCCTCGTGTTCATCGACGTCGAGTTCTATCTCGATATGCACGAAGTGTTGACCGGCACCTTTGGCAACCCCGCTTTTATCCATACTGTGCAGCCTACGGCTGTTGCAGGAGGCGGCGACGACTACGCGTTCACTTTCCTCGCGGACGGTCGAATGCGTTATCGGGTTACTGGTGGGGCCGTCTATGAGCACGGCGTATGGAACTATAGCACCGATGTCCTTTGCGTCGAGGCCCGCGCGTGGGGTATTTGGCGCATGTGTGTTTACCACGTTGAGCGTCGCCAGGTCGACGCCCACCATGCCATTGTCGCGCTCATCCCCATCGCCATGTTTCGTTTGCCCATTTTGCGGCCCTCCCTGTTTTTGGAGGCGAACATGTTGGAGCGCTTGAACCCCGTGGTCGGAAGCGACTTGCGCATGGACATCATGCGCACCGAGGGACTCATGCGCTCCACGGGTCGCGTCGGCTCTTATGCCGCGGTTGAGATTAGCGCGCGTGAGGACGACGCGCTGCACATTACCGCAGAGATGAGCACTCAGAAACTCACGCCCGGCCAAACTCTCACTCTGCTCAAGCGCGAGGACCGCCTCGACGCGGCTGTCTTGGTTGGCTACCATCGCGACGGTGAGCTCGGTGCGGCGGCCTATGTCGCCCCCGTTTCGGGCAGCGTGGTTGAGTATCAGTTCAAACCCCACTCCGCGGAGTTTGACTTTGACGCCCCCATTGGTGCCACGGCCTTCTGCGCGCCGATCCTCCTGGGCGAGTGCTTTGCCCCTCAGCGCAGCCTCGCCAACGACAAAGAGTCGCAGGAGGCCCGTCTCACGCGCGTGCAACCGCGCGTTGACCTCGGCCGCGACTTTTGCCAGTGGACCGAGGAGTGGATCCGGCTGCGCCTCCGTGGTGTTACCGACGGCGACTGTGGCACTTTGGCGCCTGTTGACGCTGACGAGGTTTACGCGCGGCGTCAGCGGCCCTCGCAACGGGTTCATCTCGACCGCGCCCTGGCCGTGGCGGCCGTCGTGGGCGACGGCGCTTTGGCCTCGTTCCAGAAAAACGAGACCTACCCCAAGCCCTCGGCGCCGCGCGACATTAAGACCGTGCCCGAGCAAGACATTTATGTCTTCGCCTCCTACATGTATCCGCTGCATGACTTTTTTATGGAGGCCGAGCACGTGCGCGACACGTATGCTCCAGGTATGAGCCCCTTGCAGATTGCTGAGCGCGTTGTCGCTCTTGCGGAGCGTGCGCCCGGGCTCATTATGGACGACGCCGATAAGTGGGATGGGCGCGTGAGCGTCGTCCTGCGTTACAAGCGCATGCGCATGCTCCTGGCGAGTTATCCCGCGTCTCACCACGGCCGTATCCACGAGGTCCTACGCCGCAGTCACCACATGCGCGGGCGCACCACTTTCGGCATGATGTACGATACCTATTGGGCCCAGCTCTCAGGCAAGGAGGACACCACCGCCATGAATACAGACGATCATGCCTTTTTGGACTTTTGTCGCTGGCGGCGCCGCGGTCTTAGCCCTAGTGACGCGTATGCCAATTTGGGCATTTATGGTGGTGATGACGGCGTCCTCGTCGGCGACAACCTCGAGGGCATGGAGGTCTTCGCTGAGGCGGGCCACGTGTTGGAGATCACGCTCGTCAAACGCGGCGGCATGGGCGTAAATTTCCTCAATCGGTTTTTCGGCCCGCACGTCTGGTTTGGCGACCTTAATAGCATCACCGACGTGCGTCGTGCGCTGGCGAAATTTCATGTCAGTTGCAACATGCCCCCCGGCGTGACGCCCATGCGCAAGTTGGCCGAGAAGGCCGCCAATTACGCGCTCACGGACCCGCATACGCCCATTTTGGGAACCGTGTGCCGCACAATCGGCCTGTTGCTGCCGCCCAACGGCCGTTATCGTGAATTGGTCACTTGGTACGGCCGTGAGGACCGCAACGTCCAGTTTCCCAACGCCGAGGCCGACTGGGCCGATGACCTGGTCGACTCCTGGCTGCCCGGGTTTCGTTATGACCGGCTTCGTCAGTGGGTCGCCGAGCTTCGCGCTCGCATCGGCGCCAACGGCGGTGGCGCGCACAACCCCGACCGGCCTCTTCCTGCGTTGGAGAAACTCGTGCTGGGGCCCCCCCTTTGTTGGGAGGCGGACATGGCGAGACCCAAAGAGGATGCCATCGTTGGCGGCGAGTTGGTCAGTGGGGCGGCGCCGTTCGTCCCACCGGCCCAGGCACCCGTCGCCCCCCTGCCGGTCGTGCCCGGCGAGCCCGAGTTTGTTGAGCTTGAACCCGCGTCTGCGGGCGCGGCCAAGGCGACGTATGTGCCTCCGCCCAAACCTTGCCGTTGGTGTGTCGAGATGGATAATAAACCCGACAACCATTGGAATAGGGCGTGCCCCATGATGGCCGCCGCCAACATGTGCGGCAACTGTGGGGACATGGGCCACAAGTCCACCGGCTGCCCAAAACGCAAGTGCAACAAGTGCAAGACTATCGGCGGCAAACACACCGCCAATTGCCCGCGTGCCAAGTGAGCGCGCGTTTTCCGTGCGGCGCACGATTAAAACGACCCGGTCTCTCCTGCCGTAATCAGTGATTTTCGGGCACCCCACGCCCTAATTGTGGGCGGTGTTTTTCCACCCGGCACCCCGCGCCGTAATTGCGGGAGGTGTTCTTCCACCCGAGGCTCGCCTTAGTCCATAAGCTAGTTTTGAAACCTCGCCCGTGAAATCAGACACGTAAACATTGATACTCACTGGTTTATGTCCAACCAGCCCCAGGCCGCGAGCATTACCGTCAATGTCACAGCCCAGAAAGCCGAAGACCAAGTCGATCAAATCGCCGCCGAAGAAAACGTCCAAATCTTCCGGCGGCGGGACAATTGCCCGTACTTCCAAGCCGCAGGGTGCTCCCAAAAGGTCCCTCGATATTTCCGCTAACTTCTCGGGTTACGGAATGTCGGCGGGTGGCACCCTCAAGTACCGCAACTTGCAGAACAACAATAACTCGCCCACTTTTGGGCCGGTCATCTGCAAAGAGGAGGTCGTCGGCGACGTCATCTGCGGCTCAACGGGCCAGACGATTATTGTGCCCGTCCACACCTTCCAGCCCGGCATGGTCACCATGTTTAGCTGGGCGGCCGGCCAGTCCGCCGGCTATCAGCGTTATCGCGTTCGCCGCGCGGCCTATCGTTTCGCGCCGTATGTCGGAGTTTTCTCCGACCAGGGAAAGAACGGCAAGCTGATTCTTTATTTCTCGTATGATGTGAATTCGCCGCTTCCGCTCGACGCGGCCACGGCGGAGAACAGCAAACCGTCCCTGAGCAAGATGATCACCGAGTGGAAGACCAACAACGTGCTCATTCTTGACCCGGCCTACATGCAGGACGGCGCCGCGCGCAATAAGCTGATTCGCACTGTCGACCCGGCGGACAATTACGCACTCCGCGACTTCGACGCCGGCAAGCTCATTTTGGTGACCACCGACTTCACGACCTCTGGTAAGGTCGGCACCATTTACGTCGACTACGAGCTGGAGCTCCTCATTCCCCAACCCGTGCCTGACACCCGGGCGTTCGAGATCACGCGGACCTTGGACAAGTTCGACATCTCCTACTCCGCGGCTGAGGCTACCTCTCAGCTCAGGGTGTCGTCGTCGGTAGCGCGGCGCGCAAGTGGATCACCAACGCTTTCAACGCAGGCAACGCCTCGGTGGACAGCGCCGGGGTTTTTGCCCTTACCGGTGGCTTTTACATTGTCACCTGCGTCATTCAAATTGGTGATCCCACCAACGCCGCTAACAGTTTCACTGGCGGGGCGTCCTTTCTCACCGTGAACCCCGGTGGCAATCAGACGCCCATCTTTGGCACGGTCACGCCCTCCACCACCATGCGAGGAATCAACTATGGCACCATGTTGGCCCTCATGTCCAACAGTGTCGGTGCCAATTCGCTTTACCTCACTCAGTATTCGCTTGCGGGCTACACCCTTACTGGTGGCTCAGCGTACACTGTCATTATGACCTTCCTTTCGGTCACGTGAGGGGGTGGAGGGCCGTCTCTTACTCGTAATGGTTTCGGACGTAAACTGTAAACTATCACGCCATCTGGGCCCCCAACCCGGGGGCCCACCCACTCAGTTACTCGACTCAATGTCAAATTCAT